GCCTCATTCGGTAATCGCAACGCTTCCCAATTGCCTGTACTGTCATACCTTGGGTTGAATGCTGAAATTTGAGACGTCCATCAGTGCGAATCTCCTCGCGGACGGAATCCCAATTACCGTATCCGTGTTTGTCGACGGCAGATAGCAGTGCTCGATCCTGCTCTAGAGCAAAGGGAGTGGTTCCTTTATTAGCAAAGACCATATCGTCTCTAGGGTTTTCAAAAGTGTTAACGAACTTTGCGAGGAGAGACTTGAGTTTCTTTTGCTTCGCCAGCTTCTTTTCCCCTCGGTCGATATTACCAACGAGGCGTTCCCACTCGCTTTCGAGTTCAGTCGGTCCATAGGCCCAAAATGATTTACTGTAAGCAGCGATTTCGACTTCTGGCATGTCCAACTCGTTGGCGATGCCACTGATGTCATCACGCCCATACTTCGCAGCTGCCTTGACAAAGGCGTAATATTGACTTCTACTCCAGTCCCCAAATCCTTCAGCCAAGAGCTCTAGCTTTTCTTGTCCCAGCTCGTCGGGTAACAACGTCCTCTTCCGTTCCATAAACTCTTTCGGTGGAAGCTCACCAGCCTCTCTAAGCGCAGCGTAAGTCTCGAACTCAAGCCTTCCCAAGTCCAAGAGGCGTTCGCGATTGTAAAAATGATGGTCTTCCATTTGTGGAATACGTAGACATTTAGGTAGTTTGATCCGGCGATTATTTACCACCATTGACTTCTTCGATATGATGATAGGATTATAGCTCGTGGGAGGCGGTCGGCGTTCTCGCTTTCCCATTGAATCTGCAGCTAGCATGCGGAGATGATCGCGTAGATCTTTGTCACTGTAATCCACGCCCTCGAACGTCTGCGCTGATATTCCCCCGTCCAGGCGAAAGTCCAGAAGATCGCCTTTGTCCCGTGTCTGGATCTTTTCGGCAAGCTCCTTGGTCTTGGCCGCTCCACGCTCCAAAATCACGTCAATATCGTCATCGGTGATTGTAGACTCTTCGGATCGAAAGACCGTATCCGCACCAAATCGAACGGCGGCCATGATTTCGTCCTTGGTCACCTTGTCTTGATCTTTCAGTCGCCCTTGCTGCACAACCATTGCGTCCAGCTTGAGCTTTTGCTGAGCGCGTTCCACAATCTTTTCTTCAACAGTATTCTCAGAGACCAAACGAAACACATTGACTGGTTTCTTTTGTCCAAGGCGATGACAGCGATCCTGGGCTTGCAAGTCTTGTTGTGGGTTCCAGTCCGAATCATACAAGATGCACGTGTCGGCTGTCTGCAGGTTAATTCCGAGACCTCCCGCACGGGTCGACAACAAGAAACAAAACTTATCGGTGCCTTCCCGATTAAATTCGTCAATGGAGCTCTCGCGGTCATCGTAATTGGTGTTGCCGTCAATGCGACAATATTGGTATCCACGCATAACCATAAAATCCTCAAGAATATCGAGCACGCGCGTCATTTGAGTAAAGATCAAAACACGGCTCCCACGGCTCTTCAATCGCTTGAGTAGCTTGTCGACCATGCTCAACTTTCCACAATTCTCGACCAAATGCTCTCCAAGTGGATCCAAAGTCCGGTCTTCGACTCCTTCGAACAAATACGGGTGACCGCAACACTTCCGTAACTGCATGACAATGTTGAGAACGGCGGTTCGGTTCTTGCCCGAGACTTTGCCCGTGATACTATCCAAATCACGCAAGAGGAGCTTTTTGTAGAGCTGTTTCTGGATTTTGGACATTCCAACCATGAGAATGGTTTCCGTTTTCGGTGGCAACCCTTTGGCCACATCAGCTTTCAGACGACGCAACATGAACGGACGTAAAATCTTGTGCAACTGCGAAATCATGTTCTTTTTGGCTTCTTCATCGTCAATTTCCAGATCAAACCATTCGTCAAATTGGTCCGCCGACGAAAAGATATCGGGCAACAAGAAATTGAGCAAAGCCCAAAGCTCGTGGAGGTTGTTCTGTAACGGAGTGCCCGTCAAGAGCAAGCGATTCGACGTCCGGAACGACCGAACCGTCTTGCTGAACATGGAAGCATCGTTCTTGAGTCGGTGGGCTTCGTCGATTACGAGGTATTTCCACGTGAACTTCTGCAAAGTTTTGCGTTCCGCGTTGGCGACTTCGTAGGTAGTTACGCAGACATCCCAGGGACGCGGTGTGTCGGTATTGTCGTCGATCAATTCGCCCGATCCGTCCATAATTTGTCGATCCGGTCGACGACCATCGTGCGTGGCTGCTTCGTTGTGAAACATGTTGTCAATCATATATTCCCTTTCTTCCCGCGAGCCGTGGAACTTGATGGCCCGAAGCGACGGGCACCAACGTTTAAGTTCGTTCATCCAATTGGAAAGCGTAGATTTGGGGACACAGATCAGATGTGGTCCCTGTATGCGTAGAAATTCCCAGTGATACGCAAGGACGGAAATGGATTGTAAGGTCTTCCCCAAACCCATTTCGTCAGCGAGAATCCCGTTCAGCCCTTTTTCGGAAAGATGAATCATCCAGTTCAAAGCTTCGAGCTGGTAGGGCTTCAGGGTACCAAACTTGATCGAAGTGGGTTGCTTGGTCAAAAAGACGTGTCCGACTTCTGTTTCGTCGGCTTCTTCCTCTTCATTCGAGTCGTCGTTGGACTCGGCCCCGTGTCGATGGTGTGCCTTGTTAGAGCTCGGCGACGCGGTGGACGTGCGCTTTTTTTTCGACTTTGCCGCGGCGGCCGCGGTCTCCTGGTCTTTGGCCTCGTCCGGTCCCTGCGGAATGGCACCGGATCCACCCTGCAATTTCGCGAAAATGGAACTCTGCTGCAACAGATATTCCAAGCGCGCTTGTGCCTTGCGAGCTTCTTCCTTGTCGAGTTTCCGATGTTTGTTGGCCAAAGCCTGTTCCGCTTGCCGTTTCTTGGCGCGTCGTTCTTCCGTTTCCTGTCGTTGTTCTTCCCGCACTCGCTCCCGCTCGGCGCGCACTTCCGGATCCAGATTTTCCAACTGCTGGATCCGTCGACGTTCGCGTTCGGCTTCCTTGTCTTCGCGTTCCGTTTCGATGCGCTGCCGGGCGCCCCGCGAGGCGTGGCCTTCGCCGTCCTGTACGGTGAGGGCGGCCCGGCGGGCCTCGACTTCCGCAGCCGCCGCCGCGTCCGCCTCGGCCGATTCGTTGTCGAAGCGCTCGCGGTCCCGGGCTTCCGACTCCAAGTACGGCGCTTTGATCGATGACGACATGGTCTTCCAACGTGCCGATAACTCCGTCATGGCGTCTCCCATCGAGGCCGTGGGTCCCAACTGAGCCCGTACTTTGGAGAGTTGATCTCCTTGATAGAACAAAAAGGCCGACTTGGCCTTGCGCACGTGGGGCGCCATGCTCTGTCTAGTACAGGAAAAACAATACTAGCGCAACACAGACTGAATCACTCTATCTATTCCACGTCCTCGCACAAGACTGCTACTTCACCGCTTTCGTTTTCTCTGGATATTCCCGTCACTGCAGTGTGCACACTACTAGTACTGACTTATAGTGAAACAAAAACGAAACAGTCTAGAGTCAACCCAGTGCAAAATGAAAGCAATCCCACCGACGGTACGCAAGCCTAACATTCACGACGACATTGGAGGCGTCGGCCCGGGCACTGCCGACCGAACGGGG